TCTACCCAATAAAACTGTTCTATATATACTACACTATCTGTTCTATATATACAACATATTTGTGAGGTTTTATTTCGCTCTCACCCTTGACGAGCGAAATAAAAGTGAGCAAATTAATCCCAACTACCATATGATTCAACAATAAAGTAAATCAAAAATAGCAGGGCGATCAGCCCTATCCCCCAAGTATAAACTTCAAGTGCATGTAACATCATAGTAAACTCCTGTGTTTTGGTGGCTATCCCACATCTGTCTAGTTGACCTTCACCGAACAAATGCGACTAGCATTTTTCGTTGTACTCAGAATACCGTAGGTATTCTACAATACCGAGCGAAGCGAGGTTTTTTTTCAGCTCAATATAAGCAATCTCTAATATATGTGCCACCTTTTTAGCGAGTAGTGGCGAACTCGTAAAGAATTATATACTCTTTAATTCTGCCATCAGAGCCTTGTCTGACAACTCAACTCCAGCTTGTGCAGATGTTTTAAATGGCTTGTCTTTAATTTCAATGCCATATTCCTCAGCCAATCCTTCAAAGACTGATATAGACTCTGTCCAATCAGCTATATAAGATTTAAGCTGTTTCACTTGCTCAATCTTTCTAGATAATTCAGCCTTTTCTTCTGCGTTGAATTGTTCGCCATTTGTTAACAAATCTCTATGTCTTTGAATATCTACTAGATGATTTGTTAGTTGTTTTTCATTAGTGCGAAATGACATAATAAACATTTGAATAGTTTTTCGCATATTAGATACTCGCATTTTGTCTTGAATATCTTGCTCACTATGTCTATTAGTATTGCGTGGATACATTGGGGTTACTGGTAACTCATCAACCAGATTATTAATTGCTTTATTTAATTTTGATGTACTCATTTTAAAATCTCCGTTGTAGTCTTATTTAATGATAGATTATTATTAACCTATGAATAAGAGTATGCCAGAATATAGAACAGACCACAAGTCTTATTTGCTTTATTTGCACAAAAAGATTTAATGATAGATATAAAAAGAATTGATTGTACTTTTAATTTGAAAAATGAGATTGCTTTCTTGGTAGTGGTTGTCCGCAGTTGCGACAGTCATTATGTGCGACTAGCAATGACTTTATAATGACTGTTGTTTTTAGCAACTGCGTGAAATATAGTATTTCGGTTGTAATGTAATCAACAAGTTACGTAGGGTAGCTTGACAGATAGAACGGTAGTGTTACTCTTTAGTACTGCAACAACCGAAATTCTTTTAAGGAGTACACAAGCTATGGCAAAACTGAGCAACGTTAATGCGTTATTACCGAAGAAACAACCTTCGCTGAACAGTAGACAAAAGGCACTCGTAGATATATTAGTGAGTACAGGGTGTTCTGTGGGCGAGGCGGCAAAGGCTGCTGGATTCAAGGAAAGTAGTGCTGATGCGCAAGGCTATCAAACTCTGAAGAAATCTCATGTAGCCGAGTACATGTATCAACAGATACAAGAATCCTTTGGCATCAACAGTCTGAAGGCACAGAGTACCTTAGCCAAACTCGCACAGAACGCCAAGAGTGAGTACGTTCAGATGGAATCAGCGAAGGATATACTAGACAGGGCAGGCTTCAAAGCACCGGACAAACATCAGCATCAGATTGTTGGAGACTTCAAAGTACATATTGACCTTAGCTAGCCTGAACTGCCTACGTTTTGACCTGTATACTTGCAACAGTCTGAGAGGAACAAATATAGGATGGGGGGTTTAAAAATTAGATACTACTACTTACAAGAGGTAGTACACACGCATTATTTTTCCTGAGAACTCGATGTTGATTTTATTTTTTTATTCGCTATAGTAAAAACATGGGACCACAAGAACAATATTTAAAGAGGATAGCGAAAGATCCATTCCTCAAATACTTCAAACCAATTCAGGCGTTTGGTGGCACGATAGGTTACAATAGAAGATTAGGTGGTCCACCAAGTAACCCAGCTCGTGATCCAGGTGTAACCAGACAAGCAGCCGATATCTATAAAGAAAAGACAGGGAGCGCTTACAAAGGAACACTATTGCCAATAGCACAAGATAGTACCTACAAGTCATCCTCGTTTGGGAAGGCAGATGCTGCTAAGGCTGTCGCCGATGCCAAAGAGTTTAGAAGGACTGCCAGTCAAAAGACTTTGTTTGGTGGTAGTGTAAGAACCTTGTTCCCATCACAGCGCAGAGACCTAACCAGACGTAGAAGTGCGAGAAGACAAGCAGAGAAAACCAAAAAAGTATTAGGTAAATAATGAGTACTGCAACCAAACGCAACCCTGCTAAATGGGCCAGAGCTAAAGCCAGAGCCAAAGCGAAGATGGGTGGTAAACACTCGGCACGTGCGATGCAGTTGGCCGTTAAGTATTACAAGTCCTCTGGTGGTACATACTCAGGTGCGAAAAAGACAACCAACAAGCTATCCAAGTGGTCCAAACAAGACTGGGGTACGAAGTCAGGTAAGAAATCAAGTGAGTCAGGGGAACGCTACCTACCAAAGAAAGCTATTGCCAGACTGTCAGCAAAAGAATATGCTAAGACAACGGCCAAGAAAAGAGCAGATACGGCCAAAGGTAAGCAGTTTAGCAGTCAGCCTAAAAAGATTGCAGAGAAAACTAAAAAGTATAGGAGTACATAATGGCACAAGAACCAGCTAGAAAGAAAAAATCTATGCTTAGAACTACTTTAGAGCAAGAGAAGAAAGCATCTAAAAGAGATCCAGAAGGTGCGGCAAGTGTTAAAAAGAAAGCAGCAACCATAGGTAATGTCATCATGGGCTTATCATTAGGTTCACCAATTCCTGCGGCCGTACGCAACATAAGTTCTGCGGTTATGAAGCAATTATCTAAAAGACAACTAGCCAAACTAAAAAAATTAAGTAATAAAAAAGCAATGGATGGAGACTTAAAGAAAGCAAAGAAAAAATCTTTTATGAAAAACCTAAAGGAAAAAACTATAGACAGAGAAGCACAACGTGCTTATGATGATTCTATGATGAGGATGGATAAATAATGAGGAGTATATAATGGCATTACCAATACTAGCAGTAGCTGCAGCCGCACGAATATTAGGTCCAGTAGCAGTAAAAGCTGCTAAACTAGCTTATAAAACGTATAAAAAACGAAATAAAAATCCAGATACTTATAAAGAATTTTTATCAAAGAAAGCAAATGCAATTGTAAAAAAAGATAAAACTAATAAAAGAATTGTAACAGGAGCAAAAGTAGCAGTTCCAGTAGGTATAGGAGCAGCAGGTGTAGCTATTAAACAAGTGAGTGGAAATGCTGAATCAGATAGACAACTGCAAAAATACTTTAAAGATAAAGAAGATGATCTAAAAGAAAAAAGAAGAAAGGCTAAAAGAAAAGAAAAGAAAGGAATTACAAGAGCATCAATGATGGGTGGTAAACCATAATGAAAGGCGTACCGCATTACACTAAAGACGGCTCATTGTTTAAAGGTGCTAACCACAAGATGGCAGATGGTACTTTACATTCTGGCAAGACTCATACAAAATCAAGTAAGAAGTTGTTCCACATGAAGGATCTGCCAAAGGCAGTCCGCAATAAACTAATGAAGATGAGGAAGCAAGCATGAAGAAGATGAAGAAGAAACAGCCTAAGCCAAAAAAAATTAAGTATTAATGGCAGTACAAACTCCAGCCTGGCAACGCAAAGCTGGTAAGAATCCCAAAGGTGGATTAAATGCTAAAGGGCGAGCCAGTTACAATCAGGGTGGCGGTAATCTTAAACCACCTGCACCCAAACCTAAGACTAGTAAAGACAAAGCTAGACGTAAATCTTTCTGCGCTAGGATGAAAGGTATGAAGAACAAACTAACGTCAGCTAAGACTGCCAGAGATCCGCAGTCAAGAATCAACAAATCATTAAGAGCCTGGAACTGCTAGGAGGTAGTATGCCAAAAGTTAAACCGTTAGGTACACCCAAAAAGAAATTAACTAAGATGGACAAAGCTGAGAAGCGTGCTGCTATTATGATGGCCAGCGAAAAAAAGATGCGTGATGATGACAAGAAAAGACAGTACGATCAGTACGTAGAGTACAAGATGATTAAAGGACATAGCGTTGAAGATGCTGAACGTATGGCCAAAGAAATTATTTATAACCAGCAGGTAGTGTAATGGCAGTTACTACAACCAAACCAAAAACAATTGTTATTAAAGGTAAAACATATGATTTAGCTGAACTTAGTAATAATCCTGGCAATATTGAAGTAACACAAGGTTATGCAGGTACAGTTGGATCTTATGCTAATGATAGAGATATAAAACATCTTACTCCAAGTCAATTAGAAGTAATTATAAAAGATCCAAAAAAAAATATACCTAGAAAATTTATAAATGCAGAAGGTAAAGAAGATTATAAAATGAATGCTTTTGCTATCTTTGATCATCCTGTCATGGGTTTAAGAGCATTGGCTGTAGACATTAATTCTAAAATAAAACAAAATTTAACTTTAGAAGGTATGGTTAAAAAATATGCACCTAAGAAAGATAATAAAAATCAAAAACAATATATTGATGCGGTGCTTAATGAAGTAGCTCAAGCTACAGGATTATCTATTGAAGAAGTTAGACATAAAAGATTTAAAAATGAAGCAAACAATTTTATTGTAACTAAAGCTGTTATGAAAGCTAAATTAAAATTTGAGAATGGCGGCATTGCTTTTAATGTAGATGGTAAATATATTCCTGCGGATAAATATTATATGCCGCATGTAGAAAAAGCATATGCTTTAAGTAAAGATACATCTTTGTCAGAACATGATAGATATAAAGGCCCAGACGGTTTAGAAGAAAAGTTACACGAAACAGGGGATTTAGGTAGGACTCATATAGATTATAAATATAAAAATAATTATAAAATATATGATCCAAAAGATAATCATGCCAATGCAATAGATAGCACAAACCCTGACTACGATGCAAGATTAGATGGTCTTGGCATGGATGAGCGTAATCCACTTTATAGAGAGGAAGAAATAGTATGAATGATGAATGGACCAACCAACCAAGAGATGTTGTTAACCCTAATGTATACAGCAAAGAGCAATGGAAAAAAGTAAGAACTGTTGTAAAGACTCAACACATGAAAAGTTATCCTAAAGATTTTGTAAATGACATGGAAGCAGATAGAATCTTAGCAGCTATGTCGCCTCAAGCAGTAGAAAAACTATACGAACTAGCGGTTAAGTATGGCATCACTCAACTATAAAGCACCTGGTCCTATTGTAAAAGCGTTTATGAAAGACGATTCTTTCTTTCGTGGTTTGCGTGGACCTGTCGGTAGCGGTAAATCTGTGTCCTGTTGCATTGAAGTATTGCGCAGAGCGTTAGCACAAGAACCTAATGCAGAAGGTATAAGGAAAAGCAGATGGGCGGTTATAAGAAATACTAATCCACAACTAAAGACTACTACCATTAAGACCTGGCTAGACTGGTTTCCAGAAGAAGAATGGGGTAAGTTCTTATATAGCGTACCTTTTACGCACATGATTAAGAAAGGTGATATTGAGTTAGAAGTTATCTTCCTAGCATTAGATAGGCCAGATGATGTTAAGAAACTACTATCCCTTGAACTTACAGGAGTATGGGTAAATGAAGCAAGAGAAATTCCAAAGTCTATCATCGATGCTTGTACTATGCGTGTTGGCCGTTATCCGTCTATGCGTGATGGTGGTCCTAGCTGGTATGGCGTTATTTGTGATACCAATGCTCCTGATACTGAACATTGGTGGCCTATACTTGCAGGGGAGACTGTATTGCCAGACTACCTCACCAAGCAAGAAGCGAAGATGTTAGTCAAACCAGATAACTGGACCTTCTTTAATCAGCCTCCAGCAATGGATGAGATTATAGGCAAAGATAAAATAGTAGATAGATACGAAAAGAGTGAGGATGCAGAGAATGTAAAGAACCTTACACCTAATTATTATCGCAATATTATTAGAGGTAAGACTAAATCTTGGATTGATGTCTATGTGCTAAACAAATTAGGATTGATAGAAGATGGTAAACCTGTATACGATTCCTTTAGACATGATGTGCATGTAGCTAGAAGTGATTGTTTGGTTGCAGATAAGTTACCAATTTACATGGGAATAGATTTTGGATTAACTCCTGCTTGTGTGTTTGCTCAACGCATACGTGGTAGATGGGTATTGCTAGATGAGCTGGTAGCGGAGGACATGGGTATTGTAAGGTACTCTGATTTATTAAAACAACAGATGGCATTGTATGCGCCACGTACGTTTCACGTCTTTGGTGATCCAGCAGGCGATCATCGAGTGCAAACAGATGAAGCAACTCCCTTTCAAATACTTAGATCCAAAGGAATAAATGCTAGACCAGCACCATCAAATGATGTATTAATTAGATTAGAAGCAGTTAATGCTACGTTAACCAGAATGACAGACGGAGAATCAGGCTTGTTAATTGATCCAAAATGTATTAACTTGATAAAAGGATTTAGTGGTGGTTATCATTACAAGCGTATACAAACAAGTGGTGAACGCTATGATGAGAAGCCAAACAAGAATAGGTTTTCACACATACATGATGCACTACAGTATTTATTGTTAGGTGCAGGAGAAGGGAGAAGATTAGTGCTTGGAGGAAAGACCAGCAAACCTTTTGTAGCAAAACGAGCTTTTGATGTTTATACTGTGAAACCAAAGCGTAACATCCATGATAGGAGAAACAGATAATGTGCGGACCTAGTTCAAAAGTACCTGGACCATCTCAAGACGAATTAGATGCTAGAGAAGCATCAAGACGTAGAAGTGCAGAAGCATTAAAAGAAGAAAGACGAACTGCTGAACAAATAAAAGCTGAACAAGCAGAAGTTTCTATGGCTCTTGCTTCAGGCAAAAGAGGGCGAAGAAGTTTACTTGCAGGAACAAAAAAAGGCGGTAGTGGTTTTGATGTAGCTGACAGTTACCAAACAAAGAAAACTTTAGGAGCTTAGATGATTAATTCTCCACCTGAATTAAATGTTGCACAAACAGAAAATCCAGTTAAAAGAATATTAGCTAGATACAAACATGCTAAATCTATTAAAGATCAATGGGTATCTGTCTTTGAAGAATGTTATGAATACGCTTTACCACAAAGAGAATCTTTTTTTCAAGAATCAATAGGTAGCAGAAGAACTGATCACATCTTTGATGAGACAGCAGTAGTAGGCGTACAAGAGTTTGCAAGTAGATTGCAGTCAGGTATTGTACCTAACTATGCTAGGTGGGCTGAGTTTGTTGCAGGTTCAGAAATACCAAAAGAATTACAAAAAGAAACTAACTTAGCGTTAGATGAAATAACTGAATATGTATTTGAAGTATTGCAAAACTCAAACTTTTCACAAGAAGTACATGAAACATTTTTAGATATAGCTTTAGGCACAGGAGTTTTACTAGTTGAAGAAGGCGATGCTATTCAACCAGTAAAATTTAAAGCTATTCCATTACCACAAGTATGTTTGACAAGTGGCCATGATGATAAAATAGATGGTGTGTATCGAACTCGTAAGATGAAACTTAAAGAACTTATGTTTGCATACAGCAAACCAATCTTTAATGATAAAATGGCAATGGATATGGAAGCTAATCCTGACAAAGAAATTAAAATAGTTGAGTCTGTTTATCGTGATTACTCACAAACTAAAGAAGAAAAAAATATGTTTTGTGCTATAGCAGAAGAATATGAGCATAAAATATACGAGGAAGAATACAAAGGACAAGGTAGCAATCCTTATATTGTATACAGATGGTCAAAATGTGCTGGTGAAGTATACGGCAGAGGACCATTACAGTTTGCGTTGCCTGCAATAAAGACATCTAATTTAGTCGTAGAACTAATTTTAGAAAATGCACAAATGAGTATTTCAGGTATGTACCAAGTGGAAGATGATGGCGTCATTAACGTTGACAACATTGCACTTATTCCAGGTACAGTTATTCCGAAAGCAGCAGGTAGCGCAGGTTTACAACCTATAGCACAAGCAGGTAACTTTAATGTATCTGACTTAGTATTGCGTGATATGAGAACTAACATTAAGAAAGCATTGTATAATGATATGTTAGGCAATCCAAATGAGAAAACACCAATGTCAGCAACAGAAGTAGCGGAACGTCAAGCTGATTTGTCTAGGCAAATAGGTGCTGCGTTTGGTAGATTGCAAGCAGAATTAGTTAATCCTGTCTTACAAAGAGTAATTTATATTCTTAAAAAACAAGGGCGTATTGATATACCTGTTGCTAACGGTAGAGAAGTACAAATTAAATCAAGTAGCCCATTAGCACAAGCTCAACATCAATCAGATGTAGTTAATATAGATAGATTTTTAGGTTTAATTCAACAAAGAGTAGGGCCACAATTACTTAATGCTATGATTAAACAAGATGAAGTTGCTAAATTTATAGCTAAAAAATTAGGTATACCAGAAGAATTAATAAGATCAAAAGAAGAAATGGCAACCATGATGCAGCAAATGCAACAGATGCAACAGATGCAACAAATGCAAAATGCATCAGGTGGCGTTGAAGTACCAGAAGAATTATCACAATAAGTCCTTGACTTTCGGTAACAATTTACTATTATCAAATGGGAAGCGAAGCATTTAAACCCCCACAGTTTTGATGAAAGTACCTTTGCTTCCTGTTTCACGTGGAACAATTAACAACATGAGGTGTAGCATGGCAGAAAAGAAAGTCAAAACTCTTATAGGGCTTGATGGTATGGAAAGAACGCCAGACCAGGAAGAAGCACTAAACGCAGTATCAAGAGCATTATTCACATCCGATGCAGGTAAAACATTTTTAAATTATCTAAGGTCTATTACGATTGAAACCGTAGCAGGACCTGAAGTATCTGATCATCAAC